TTAGCAAATGTATTATTTCTTGTATAATTTCTTGTATAATTTTTTTTATTATTTCTTCTATTGGTTTTTATATAATTTAAAATATCTTTAATATTTTTAATTTTTTTTGTATTTTTAGTATTTTCTATAACTTTTTTATTCTTTGTATTATCTAATTTATTATTTATATTTAAAGATTTATACAACATTATTTCATTTCTTTTTATATCGTTATCTGCAACCTTTTTCATATACAAAACATAATCTGTATCAATTAATTCTTTTTCAATATTTTTATTACTTTCTAGATAATCAGCATAAATATTATTTAAAAATATTGTTATAAGTTTATAAATTTTTTTATTTGAAGAACTGAAATATAATTGTTCTTTTATATTTTTTAATTTTGACATTGTCACTATACATTTTTCTGTTGTTCTAGTTATATTTTCTATTTTATCTTCATACTTATTAAATTTGATTAATGCTGCTAATAATGATATTGAACTACTTAATAATAATGGAATAAATCTAATTATATTTATAACAATTATATTTCCTATTTCTTCTATTTCAAAACTATTTATTAATGCCTCTATTAATGTTAATAATGTTGCTAAATATATAATAGTTATACTATATTTTTTAAAATAATATCTAACATCCTCAAACTTATAATTAATATAGCGTGCTCTTTCACCCAATTTATCTATTTTTTTTTGTATATGATCATCAAATTTTTTTTTATTAATTAATAAATTTGTTTCAACCATTATTATATTATATATTTAAAAATATATGAACAATGATTATATATTTTTTCCGGAAAAGAAACATAAATACACAATTATTTTGCTTCACGGAATGAACACAACTAATAATTCATTGATTCTGCTAACACATAAAATTATAAAAAAATATAAGAATATTAAAATAATTTTACCAAATTCACCTAAAAGAACTATTAATTGGTATGAAGAACCTGAAGAAAACGTTAGTTCATGGTATAATTATTTTACATGCAATAATAATAAAATGGAACATGATACTATTGATATACAACATTTTTATGAACAAGTAGAAAGAATTAATAAAATTATTAATAAAGAGATAAAATTATTAGATAATAAATCAGAAAATATAATTATTGGTGGAATTTCTCAGGGAGGAACTCTAGCATTTCATATAGGTTTAAATTATCATAGTAAATTAGGTGGTATAATTGGTATTCATACCGTATTAATGAACAATGTTACACAAATTTCTAAAAACACCCAAGACATTCCTATTTATTTATTTTCTGGTGAAAAAGACGAAATATATAATATTAAATTACAAAGAAAAAGCTTAAAAGTTTTGAGAAAATTAAAATATAAAATTATTTGGAATATACAGAAAAAATTAAAGCATTGTGAATATTGTAAAAAAGAAAATTCTTTTATTATTCAATCTATAAAAGATATTATTATAAATTAAAATATTATTAATAATAAAAATATTATTATATATTATAAATGTCTCAAACCCGTAAATATAGAAAGTCTCGTATGGCTAAATTTCGTAAACCTAAATCTTACAAAACTAGAACTCGCCGGACAAAACAACGACGATCTAAACGCATCAAGGGCGGTGGATGAGGGGATGCATCACCCCGCTTCTAAAAAATAAATCATATATAAATAATACTCAAAATGAAGACAAAAAGATAAATATGTTAGAAAACATATTCTTTTAGTCTGAGAGAAGAGTATTGCGTTTTTCTTTTATTATTTAATAAAAAAAAAACTAAACTTTAGGATTTAAGAGATCACTTTTATCGAGCAAACTGTAAACTTGCATTCCCTGATTCAAACGATAATATATTATATCTCTCTTCCATTACATGTAATGTATAATCATATTCATATAATTTCCATGTTGGTTTATTAATTCCCGCAATACCTCCTTCTGAATCACATATTACAAAAGTTTGAGCAGAAGCATCTAGTGCTGGTGTATATACTTTATAATCAAATTCAATATTAGAAAATTTACTTAAATTAATAGCACCACTCGGCTGATGTTGAAATGGATCCGTGTTTAAGCAAAAATTATAACAATATAATCCTAAATCAGAATTACCAGCGGTTCTAACATATTTTTCTATTAAATTAAATACACCAGCTTCAAAATTCGTTTCCCGGATTTTTCCATCTAACGTAAATCCCCACTCCATCATAATATCACGTTGATTTTCTAACTTATATGGACCACTGTCCACTATTCGGTAATCAATATTTTCGCCTGAAAAATCTGTATTTGGAAATGGTAATTCCTTATATGGCCAATTTGTATAATTACTCCATTCATTTCTTAAATCTACATCACTGCGTTGGAAAAACCACATCCATGACGTTACCATTCCATTACTATTTACTCTTGTATTTTTATTTCCTACCACGTCATAAATGATTTCTTCATGAACTTCTTTTATTAAATATTTTTGAGGATTGGCCGCAAAACTTCTTACTTCTGGTTCAGATAAAAATCCATATGTACTAATTAAATGTATATTTGCATACCAATCCGATCTTGTGCTTGGATAATCATCATCACTTGTGCCCGCTACATTTACTGGTGGTGGGTGCAAAAATCTAAAAAATTTATATTGTTCAACATTCTGATCTGGTTTAATATATTTTGTATTATTTTGAAGTGTAAATAAATGAGGTATAGTGTGGACATGATCATCTGTGCTTGGAGTTCTAGACAGACTTTTATTTATGCCTGATTCGTCAAGAAATAAATTTGAAACAGGAATATGTTTCTGATCAGGATTCAATACATCACGTATTACAAATAATTCTTGAATTGGTCGACATTCTATTTCTATATGTAAATAATTATATTGCAAACTAACTAATGGAATAGCCATCTTACTTGATAATGTTGACCATATATTTAATGGAATATATAGTGTTTTACTTCTAATTGATGGTTCAGCTCCTCCTACTTCTTCGGGATAATGTATTGCATTAGGATAATATCCATTACGATTACTATAATTAGCTGGATCATTTAATTCCGGAACATTACCAATCATTTCATTAAATAATTTTTTTTTTCCTTCAGAAAAATCTCTTTGAACCATATTGTACAAATATTGACCTGTAAATTCTTGAATTATTTGACCACCAATCATATATCGCACTTTACGAATTAATTGTGCTCCTAGATTATCTATCCATTTAAATTCATATGGAACCTTATTGACAGCCGGTCCATTGCTATTTAATATAGGACTCCAAATTGTAGGTAAAGTAATAGCTAAATATGTGTCCATTAGTAAATCTGCATATCTGGGAATTTTAAATGAAAATTTTGAATCCTCTGTTAATCTTAATACTTTTAAACCATCAAAATCTATTTTAAATTTTTGTAATCCAAAATTAGTATGTTTTGCATAAGTTGTTTTAAAAAATGTTTTTGTAGGATTTCCATTAATTATAACATTTAGATTTCCATGTGCAACTAAATTTAATAAACCACCCGGCATTAATATATATAAATAATAATATAATATAACTCTATTTACTATTTTTACTACTTTAATATTATATTATACTATTTTTAATAGTATAATATAATATATGAGTAAAATTAATGAATTTATGGAAAAAGGTAAAGGACTAATTAATAAAGGATTAAATAATTTTAAAGACAGAAAAATATTATTATTTTCTGTTTTAATAATTATAATATCTGTTATTAGTTCTTTTATTTATATAAGTATTCAATCTAACCTTAATATTAAAAATTGTCTTAACTTAAAAAGAATATATACAAAAAATTCTAGATTAATCTCCATTCCTGATAATAATAAATATAATTTAAGAGATTTTTATATTAAAACTGCATATAATTGTTGTTGTAGTGGCCAATTTAAAAATGATTTTGTTAATTTATGTGCACTAGAAACATGTATTTCACAAGGGGTTAGATGTTTAGACTTCCAAATATATTCAATGGATAATAAACCAGTTGTAGCTGCATCATCAATTAATGATTTTTCGACTAAAGGAACCTACAATTCAATACCATTAGCTACTGTATTTAATACCATAGCGACACAGGCTTTTTCAAGTGGAATATGTTCAAATTATAATGATCCCTTAATTCTACATTTTAGAATAATGAGCAATAATTGTAAGATGTATAATGAATTTGCTAATATTATTAAAAATAATTCAGCATTTCATTCTAAAACTTTAGGTAAATCATATAGTTATGAGAATCATGGACATAATTTAGGAACAGAACCTATATCACAATTTAAAGGAAAAATAATAATAATGGTTGATAATTCTAATCCATTATATCAACATACTAAATTAGATGAATTTGTTAATATTACTAGTGGTTCATCTACTCCATTTATGCGATTTTTAAGATTTAAAGATATTAAATACAATCAAGATATGAATTTAACAGAATTTAATAAAAAAAATATGAGTATAGTTTTACCAGATATAAGTCCATTTGATACAAATATAGATTTTAATTTAGCGCGCAGTTATGGTTGTCAATTTATTGGAATGTCTTTTCAAAATTATGATAATAAATTAATCCAATATAATAATTTTTTTGATAGTAAAAGAAGTGCTTTTGTATTAAAACCTAAAAATCTACGATTTATCCCATTAACTATTCCAATACCGCCACCTGCAAAAGAAGAATATTCATATAAACCGAGACATATTAAAAGTAATTATTATTCTTTAAAAATCTAAACCGATATAACAATCTTTATAAATTTGTTTTTTCTAATCATAATATAATATGGGTTATAAATTAAATAAAGAAAAATTCTCAGAAAAAGAAATAGCTATATTACGAAATGCGGTTGACAAAGCAGAACATAAAAGAAGAAAAAAAATTGTTGATTCTGACATAATAAGAAATATAATTAAAATAGTTGAAACTTTTTTAAAAGATAATCATCTAATATGTTATGGTGGAACAGCAATTAATAATATACTACCTATTTACGATCAGTTTTATAATAAAAATGTTGAATTGCCTGATTATGATTTTTTCTCTTCAGATGCATTAAATGATGCAAAAAAATTAGCAGATATATATTATAAAAATGGATTTACAGAAGTAGAAGCAAAAGCTGGAATTCATTATGGAACATATAAAATTTTTGTTAATTTCATTCCCGTGGCTGATATTACACAGCTTCACTCAGATATATTTAATACATTAAGTAAAGACTCTATTAAAATTGGCGGAATACTTTATGCATCTCCCAATTTTTTACGTATGGCTTCTTATTTAGAATTATCTCGTCCAGCGGGTGACGTTTCTAGATGGGAAAAAATTCTAAAAAGACTAATTTTACTAAATAAACACTATCCACTAAGAGTTAAAAATTGTCATAAATCTCAATTTAAAAGAGTATTTGAAGGATCACAAGAAAGTGAAGAAAATATATATAATGTTGTAAAAAATAGTATTATAGATCAAGGATTAGTATTTTTTGGTGGACATGCGATATATTTTTATACGAAATATATGTCAAAAAAACAACGAATACATCGTATTGAATCCCCTGATTTTGATGCTCTATCAGAAAATCCACAACACTCCGCTGAAATAATTAGAGAAAAACTTAAACGTGCTGGTATTAAAAATGTAAATATAGTTAAACATGATAATATTGGTGACATTATTTCTACCCATTATGAAATTAAAGTTGGTAAAAATACAGTTGCATTTATATATAAAACATTAGCATGCCATAGTTATAACTCTATTATTGTAAAAAGTAAAGTTCTCAAAATTGCTACAATAGACACCATGTTAAGTTTTTATTTAGCATTTCTTTATGCTGATAAACCATATTATGATGTTCATCGTATTTTATGTATGTCCGAATATTTATTTAAAGTGCAAGCAAAAAACAGATTAGAACAAAAAGGTGTTTTAAGAAGATTTAGTATTAATTGTTATGGTAAACAAAATACTTTAGAATCTATTCGAGCTAATAAAGCAGAAAAATTCAAAGAATTTAAAAATAATAAAAATTCTTTAGAATTTCAAACTTATTTCTTACGATATATTCCAAGTCAAAAAAATAATCATTTAAAAAAATCACAAAAAACATTGAAATCAAAAAAATTAAAAAAAACAAAATACTCTAACAAATCAAAAAAATCTCAAACAAAAAAAATTAAATTACAATCTAAAAAAAATAAAAGCAAAAACTTATTTACTTATTTTAAAAGCATGTATTAGATAATATTAAATACTTAATAGTAAATATTATCTAAGTATCTATTTGATTCAAATGTATTTTATTACATAATTTTTTTATTACTTTATCTTCTTTAGTTTCACCCAAATCATCCGTACAATTTTTAATTAACATCATATATTCTTCTTGTTCTTGAGAATTTTCCATCCACTTAGGATGTTCTTCTATCCATTTATCTAAACTTTGTTGTTGAACATGTGTAACTTTATGTATTGCTTCTTTTAATTTTTTATTTTCTTCATCTCTAAACCATCCAGGAATTTCCGGATTTTCTCCTGATTTTATATATACAGTCTCTCTCTTTGTATCTGTACAATGCATTGGTCTTTCATAAAGTGAAAGTTTATTCATATTTTCAATAAATATATTTGATACTCCCTCTGTTATTCCTTTATTCTTTGTAACTAATAAATCTTCTAATGTTACTTGTATTTTATTAACAAATTGATCTATTGTTAACGCATCTTTACATTGCTCATTTAAAAATATATTAATATTAAATTTCTGTTTATTATTAATTGTATTATTATTACCCACTTTAGGTATTAATTCACTTATTTGATTTTGCATGGTTTCAAACTGTTTAAATAATAATAATTTAATTTCACTATTCTCATCCACTAATTTTAATATTAAATCTTTATTTATTATATTATTTTTATTTTTATTTTTATTATCTTTATCCTCTATTTCATTAGACACTTCAATACATTTTTTCTTGCATTTTTTTTTGTGATTATATAATGAGGATCTATACGGATATGATTTTCCACATTCACAATTATATTTTATACATGGTTCTATCAATTTGGCATTTTCTGTTGTATAAATGTTGTATTTTATTGTATTTTTATGTTTAGATGTCAATAAATGTTTATTAAAATTATATTTATTGCTTGTATAGAAGTTACACATTTCACATACAAAATTACGTTGCATTTTTTCATGCAATTTTGTTGTCATTTATTGTATAATTATACAACAAAAAAAATGCCTAAATAATTTTTTTAAAAATAATTTTTTCTTATAATAACAATTTTTTTAATTATATTTTTGGTATTCAAACCTTTTAGGTCTAAATCGTTTTTTTTACGTTTTTTTTAATTCTCAAATCGATTTTTTAAAATTGGACATACTTTACCTTGTCCATTTTTTGATTTTTCATTTGAGAATTAATTAAAATTTGTTACTGAGAATTATAGAGATAATTTGTTATTACTGGTTATGCTCTTTTTTTTAGAATGAAAAATATAATCTTTTTTTTCAGTAAAGCTACAAAGACTCTTTTAAATTCTGATTAATTTATAATACCATGTAACTGAATATATCTTTATATAAAGACGATAATATCTGTTGTAATCTGCAAATATATATATTATTTTTAATATTTTCCGGTATTTTATTATTTATAAATATACATGATTTTATAATTAAAATTAATATTAATATAATTATTTCTCTTATTCGTAGTAATGAAAAATCTGCAAATGTCCAATTATTTATGTAACTGCACATATCAGAATGAGATCCAGAGAAAAAATTATTTATATCAATAACACCATTTAATAATCTAGGCCAAATATTTACTTCGTTCTGAGTAAATATAGTATTTTTTACTTTTTTTAAAGTAGCTAAATAAATAAATAAAGCTTTTGTATTGTGTTTTGGAAAAATATATGGTGAACAACCATCAAAATATTTTTCCTGATATTGTAAAGATCCATCTGTAATGTAAGGAATATATGAAGATCTTATCAAAATTTCTATTAATTCTTCTTTATTTTTATACTTACTAACTACATTTTGTTTTATAGTTGTTATATCATAATATGTTATGAACAATTTATCATTTAGAGCTTCTATATCTTGAATATTATTAACTAAGTTATGTATAGTTTCCGATAATTTATCTAAAAACAGTGTTTTGCGAAATGATTTTAACAAGTTTTCAAATAGTAAAATATTACTATCGAGTGAATCGGTTAAATATAATAAACCTATTATTGCTCCAATACTACACCCTGATATCTTATCAACTTTTAGTATTTTTAAATTTTCTAATTTTTTTAAATATATCAAACAACCATATCCGAATGCACCATTAAAAGCTCCACCATCTAATATTAAATCTATATTTTTTGGTATTTTATCTTTATCCAAA